CATTACTTCATCTTTCATGGTAAACACCTGTGTTACTCTCAACAGCGTTGAGGGAGAGTTTAAGCGTTTACACAGTTTTATTTACAGTCTCCCACAAATTGCACCAGATTATATTCAAGGCGTATTAGAAGAAACCCAGCACACAGGCATTTTGGTCAAAAATCCACACACATTTTGGAAATGGCTATCGACTTGGGCTTTTGCTGAAATTGGGTTTGTATCTCTCTATGGTATCCCTCCTGAAGTTGTTGCACTCATTCCTGAAGCATCACAAGGCAAAGTCACAGCCATCATTGCTTTGTTAGGTTCTTGGGGCGCTTTATTAATCAGAGCCGAGGGAAATAATGCAGCCGAGCTATGTGGTCATTGTCATTAGTTTGATTAGCTTTCTTTTTAATTTTGGTCTTGCAGTTTATGTGTTTATTTCAAACAGACAGGCTGCAAAAGATAAGGAATTACAAGAAACAAAGGAACGTTTAACCAAAGTTGAAGAACGTGTTCGCAACATGCCTGATCACATGGTGATTAGTGAAATTTCTGGGGATATGAAAGCACTGAAAGAACAAGTAGCGGGGTTAAAAGAAGTTATATCCCCTTTGGCGAAAGCGGTAGACCGCGTGAATGATTACTTACTGAATACTAAGGATTAAACATGAGTTTCAAAGATCATTTAATTGAAGATATGCGTTTAGTGGTATTACGTTCATTGTCTGAGATGCCGCAGTACCGCTTAAATTCATCTGTATTACATACGTTTATTACACGTTATGGACATAGTTTTAGTCGTGATCAATTGCGGACGCAGTTGCACTGGCTTGCTGAACAAGACTTGATTGAGATTGAGGATGATCTAGGTAATGTGCTGGTCGTTAAGCTCACAGAACGTGGTGATGATGTTGCCAATGGTCGTTCGACTACACATGGCGTAAAGCGCCCGTCTGCATAGGTGAAGCATGACAAAATCTTTTATGCGCAACTTAACTGATGAACAGCGTCAATTCATTTATAAGATGCTGGAAGAAGATAAGCTGACATTGAATGAAATGTTGGATGAAATTCGTGCGGAATTTCCTTCTGACTGCATTCCTAGCCGTTCTGCACTTGGGCGAGAAAAACAGAATTATATTGCTGAAGCCAAAGAGTTTCGTCAAATTGCTGCAATGTCTGAAGTTTTGGTCAAGGAATTTGGTGAAGACCCTGATGATAAAGGTGGTATGTTGTTGGCTCAGGCTGTGCAAGCAGTTGTCACCAAGCGAGCAATGGATGAGCTGACCAATACAGGTGATGACCCAGAAAAGCCCAAAATGGATATTGATGATGTTGGGGCTTTAGCGCGTGCTGCCCGTGCAGCGATTATGACTAAATCCAAGGCAATGGAAAACCGTGATGAGATTCGCCGCCAAGCGCGTGAAGAGTTGCTGCGTGAACAGGATGCAAACTTACAAAAAGCCGCTGTTTCACAAGGTATGGGTGAAGAGCAAATTCAGTTCTGGCGTGAAAAAGTATTAGGTATTAAGTAATGACAGCATTGAAGCCTCGCACTGACACTGTACGGATCGTTGACTGGGATGAACTCCCAGAGCGTGCGCGTAATCTGCCGAATAATCTCAATCCTTTTGAGGAAGGTGTTTTGATGAAACACCAAGTCGAATGGTTAAAGATTAAGACAGATATTAAGGCGTGTCCGAAAGGTCGACGTACAGGGATTACTTTCGCTGAGAGCTTTGATGCTGTATTTACTGCTGCTGCGAGTAAAGATGCTGGTGGCATGAGTGTTTACTATATTGGTGATACTAAAGAGAAAGGTCTTGAGTTTATTGGCTACTGTGCCAAGTTTTCGCGAGTAATAGCTGAGGCACAAGGGCAAATTGTTCAGATTGAAGAGTTTCTCTTTGAAGACCAAAATGACAAAGGTGAAACACGGCAAATAACCGCCTACCGTATTCGATATGCTAGTGGCTTTCAGATTGTGGCTTTGTCGAGTCGTCCAGAAAACATTCGTGGTTTACAAGGTAAAGTTGTGATTGATGAAGCAGCCTTTCACCCGAACGTACAAGGTGTAATGGAGGCAGCAACAGCACTACTCATTTGGGGTGGTCGTATCTCTGTTATTAGTTCACATAATGGCAAAAACAATCCTTTCAACCAGTTTGTTAAAGATATTGAAAATGGTGTTTTTGGAGAGGATGCTAAAGTCCATGTAGTGACTTTTGACGATGCTGTTGCCAATGGCTTGTATGAACGTGTCTGCTTTATGCAAGGCAAAGAAGCAACGCTTGAAGGCAAAGAGAAATGGTATAAAAAAATTCGTAAAGCTTATGGCAGTCGAAAGGCTGCAATGCGTGAGGAACTTGATGCCATCCCTCGTGACGGATCGTCAGTATGTTTGCCTACGCTTTGGGTTGAGCGTGCAATGACAGAGGCTAGAACCGTTCTGCGTTTAAGTCTTGGTGATGATTTTACTGAATTAACGCCTGATGAGCGTGATGTATATATTGATGATTGGATTCAAAGATATTTAGAGCCTGAACTCCAGAAGCTTGATAAGACTAAACAGCATTGTGCTGGTCAAGATTATGCTCGACACCGTGACTTCAGTTTTATTTTACCGTTCTATATTGGACAAGATTTACGTCGAATCGCCCCCTTTGTTATTGAGATGCACAAAGTGCCATCACGATTACAGCAAAAAATTCTTTGGTATATGTTGGATCGTTTACCACGCTTTGGTGGTATTGCTATGGATGCCACTGGTAACGGTGAGACATTGGCTGAAAATACTGCGGAAAGATATGGTGAGCATATGGTGCATCAAATCAAACTTAGTCGTGCTTGGTATGGGTTGTGGACACCTAAGCTTGTGACCGCTTTTGAAGAAGATATGATTGATTTACCAATCGATGCTGACTTGAAAAATGATTGTTCTGCAATTGAAGAAGTTGACGGCATTTATATGGTATCAAAAGCACGCGCTAAGGATATTAAAGACCCTGAGCTATACCGACATGGTGATGGTGCAGTGGCAATGATTCTTGGATGGTTTGCAAGTTTGCATCTGGCAACTGCTATTGAATTTACTCCACTGCCTTCAAAAGAGGAAATGGAGCTAAGTGATGAATATGATGATTGGGCTGGTTCTATGGGGTGGTTCTAGTCATGCCTAAGTCTTGCATGTATATTTTGGGTGAACCATCTACATAAGTACATTCTAATAAGAATGTATGTCTAAACTTTCTGCCATATATATTTTCAAAATCCACATAAATAGATCGTTCAAATGGTTTGCTAGCTTTGTACTTATTGACTTCCTCTTCAGTAAGGTTTGGGGTTAATTTACGATTAGAGTTTTTAGATAATATTGAAGGTGGCAAAGATGGGTTATGACCAAGGAAAAAAACTACATTCTTTGCATCATGATCACTCTTGTTTTCAAAAGTAAAACTTAATTTAAAGATCTGTTCACCATATCCTCCACCAGAGACGTTTATCCCACAAAATGCAGAAATAAATGGCGTAGCAGCATTATGTCGCTCTTCCAGTTCAGTCTTTTGTAACTCACTCATCAGCTTCTGTTGGTCAACGGACTCTTTCATTTCAGCGACTTGTAATTGCAGCGCTTCAGTACTTGCTCTTAACTCTTCACTTTGAATCCTAATTGATTCATTGTTTTGCTTATATCCCAAGATTAAAAATAAAAAAGCTAATGGTGCAAAAGCACCTGCTAGAAAGTCACCTAATTCATTTGAAGGGAGTAAAACGTTTTCCCCCTCACTTAAGCAAAATATTAGGGTGTATAAAATAATAAAAGACAAATATAAAACAACTAACCAAAAGACCCACGTTTTATAAATAGGTGTTTTCGGTGTTGGTGTTGAATTTTGCACGGAAAGACTTCCCCCTGATTATCAAGTTTTAATTTTTTAATAATTCAAAACGAGGTGACGATTTAAAGGTTCAGTTTAAACCGCCCCCTTTGGTAAGTGACTACCGCAGGCTTAGCCTCGCTACTGTGCACACAGTAATAGCAGGCTATCAAAAATGAAAAGCTTTTGCAGTAGGTGAAAACATGAAAACCA